CAAAAGTGTCTAACTTTTGTGGTGCATATCATTGCGGGAGATTTTTTTATTCCATTTTTAGAGAGGATGTAAATTATGAGCATATTTTCAGGCTTATTTAATTCCCGTGACAAGCCAAAGAATCAAACTTCCGGAAGCAGGTATACATTCTATATGGGCGGTTCCTCATCGGGTAAAGCTGTTACAGAGCGTTCCGCCATGCAGATGACGGCGGTTTATTCCTGCGTCAGAATTTTGTCGGAAGCTGTGGCAGGTCTTCCACTTCACTTTTACCGATACACCGAAGACGGCGGCAAAGAAAAAGCCATAGATCACCCACTTTATAGTCTGCTCCATGATGAGCCTAATCCAGAGATGACTTCTTTTATATTTCGAGAAACCTTAATGACCCATCTTCTGCTCTGGGGCAACGCTTATGCGCAGATAATCCGAAACGGCAAGAATGAAATTATTGCATTGTATCCTCTTATGCCAAACAAAATGGATGTAAGCAGGGATAAAAGCGGACAGCTCTACTATACATACGTCACTCAACCGGAAGAAGCTCACACCATGAAAGGAACAGTTGTTTACCTCAACCCCTCAGAGGTTCTGCACATTCCCGGTCTTGGGTTCGACGGGCTTGTAGGGTATTCCCCTATCGCTATGGCGAAAAACGCTATCGGCATGGCCATAGCCTGTGAGGAATACGGAGCTAAGTTTTTTGCAAACGGAGCTGCTCCCGGCGGTGTATTGGAACATCCCGGCACTATCAAAGACCCTCAGAGAGTGCGTGAAAGCTGGCAGTCCACTTTTGGCGGAAGCGGCAACAGCAATAAGATAGCGGTTCTGGAAGAAGGAATGAAATACACGCCAATAGGCATATCGCCGGAACAGGCTCAGTTTTTGGAAACACGAAAGTTTCAGATAAATGAAATAGCTCGAATTTTCAGAGTTCCTCCCCATATGGTGGGCGACCTTGAAAAGTCGAGCTTTTCTAATATAGAACAGCAGTCCTTGGAGTTTGTAAAATACACGCTGGACCCGTGGATAGTTCGTTGGGAGCAATCAATAAGACGAGCTCTTCTGACACCTGAGGAAAAGAAAAAATATTTTGTAAAGTTTAACCTTGAAGGACTACTGAGAGGCGACTATCAAAGCCGAATGAATGGCTACGCCATAGGCAGGCAAAACGGCTGGATGAGCGCAAACGACATAAGGGAGCTTGAAAATCAGGACAGAATCCCTGCCGAAGAAGGCGGCGACTTGTATCTTGTAAACGGCAATATGCTTCCCATAAAAACCATAATTGAAAGGAATGATAAGAGCGAAAATGAAGAAGTTTTGGAACTGGAAAACAATACAGGTGAAGAATCAGGAAACAGTGACGGAGAGAACTCTGTATCTCAACGGCACAATAGCTGAGGAAAGCTGGTATGAGGACGATGTAACACCTAAGCTTTTTAAGGATGAACTTATGTCCGGAACCGGCGACATAACCGTTTTTATAAACTCCCCCGGCGGTGACTGCGTGGCGGCGGCTCAGATTTATAATATGCTGATGGATTACAAGGGCAATGTAACTGTAAAAATTGACGGAATTGCCGCTTCTGCCGCTTCGGTTATCGCTATGGCAGGAACAAAAGTTTTAATGTCACCGGTAAGTCTTATAATGATTCATAACCCTCTCACCGTGGCTATCGGTGACAGCGAGGAAATGAAAAAAGCTATTGATATGCTAAGCGAGGTCAAAGAAAGCATAATAAACGCTTATGAGCTTAAAACAGGATTATCACGAGCGAAGCTTTCACACATGATGGATTCGGAAACCTGGATGAACGCACAAAAAGCTCTTGAGCTTGGATTTGCCGACGGTATTTTATTTCAGAAGGACGACAGTATTTCCGATTTATCAGATGCCGAAAACAGCTTTACTTTCAGCCGCAGAGCTGTGACAAATTCATTGATTGACAAAATCACCGGACACAAAAAGGAAATTGAAAACTCAGGAACTCCAATAGAGTATCTTGAAAAAAGACTAAATCTTATTAAACCATAAACAGGAGGAATTTAACATGAGCAAAGTAAACGAACTTAGAACACAGCGTGCTAAGGTGTGGGAAAATGCCAAGTCTTTTCTCGACTCACACAGAAATGAAAAGGGCATTCTCTCTGCGGAGGACACAGCCACCTATGAGAAAATGGAACAGGAGATTGTGGACTTGGGCAACGAAATATCAAGACAGGAAAAGCTTGATGCCCTTGAAAGAGAAATGAACCTGCCGGTCAACTCCCCTATTCTCGAAAAACCAAATTCAAATAAAACAGATACGAAAACCGGACGAGCCTCTGACGAATACAACAAGGCTTTCTGGGCGCAGACAAGAAGCAAAGGCGGACTTATCAGCCACGAGATTAGAAACGCTTTGCAGGTGGGCACTGATACAGAGGGCGGATATCTTGTGCCTGATGAGTTTGAAAACACACTTGTCCAGTCCCTTGAGGAGGAAAATGTTTTCAGAAGTCTTGCCCACGTATTCAGCACCGCTTCCGGCAGTCACAAAATCCCTATTGTGACCACAAAGGGAACTGCTTCATGGGTTGACGAGGAGGGTGCAATTCCGGAAAGCGACGAAAAATTCGGTCAGCAGCTTATCGGAGCACACAAGATCGCCACAATGATTAAGATTTCCGAGGAACTTCTCAGTGACTCTGCCTTTGACCTTGAGGGCTATTTTAGAACCGAGTTTTCAAGGAGAATCGGAAACAAGGAGGAAGAAGCCTTTCTCACCGGCGACGGCACAGGAAAGCCTGTGGGCATTTTCAATCAAACAGGCGGCGCAGATGTGGGAGTTACCGCCGCTTCCGCCACAGCCATAACCTCTGACGAGCTTATTGACCTTTTCTATTCCCTCAACAGTGCCTACAGGAAAAAGGCGGTCTGGCTTTTGAATGATTCAACCATTAAAAATATACGAAAGCTTAAGGATTCAAACGGTCAGTATCTTTGGCAGCCGGCTCTTCACGAGGGCGGATACGACACACTCCTTGGCAAAAGGCTGTACACCTCTCCTTATGTTCCTCAGGTATCAGGAGGCAATAAGACAATAGCCTTCGGCGATTTCAGCTTTTACTGGATTGGCGACAGAAAAGGTATCACCTTTAAAAGGCTCAACGAGAGATTTGCGGAAACCGGACAGATAGGATTTATTGCGTCAAAGCGAGTTGACGGAAAGCTGATTCTTTCCGAAGCCGTAAAGGTTCTTCAGCAAAAAAGCGCCGGTTAATAAATGACGATTATGATTGAGGAACTTCTAAAAAAAGTAAAGCAGAACCTTATTCTAAATCACGAGGCGGATGATGAGCTTTTGAAAGGCTACATCACAGCCTCGATTTCATACGCTGAAAGCTATCAGCATTTAAAGGCAGGGTTTTACAGCGAAAATCAGATGCCGGCTACAACTGAACAGGCTGTCATTATGCTTTCATCCCATTTTTATGAAAGCCGTGACGGCTCTACAGGTGGATTTTTTGCTGACAATGTTCAGGCAGGTCAGCAGGTTTGGAATACGGTAAATCTCCTGCTTAGATTAGACAGAGAATGGAAGGTTTGATATGTCTTTTGGAAAAATGACGGAGTTTATCGACATAGTGGAAAAAGAAAACATAAAGGACAGCGAGGGTTTTAAGACTGAAAAGGATAAAATCATAGCTACTGTAAGGGCATACCGAGAGGGACGCCACGGCAGTGAAAAATGGGCAAACAGGGCGGCGTTTTCCGACGCCACCCATCTTTTTAGATTCAGATGTATTCCCGAAGTAAAAATAACCACAGCCATGACCATTGTGTGCAATGACGGAAGGTTTGATATAACCTCCGTTGAGAATGTAAAGGGCAAAGGTATGTATGTAGAGGTTTTGGCTAAAGAGATTACACCGAGCAAATAAAGGAGTGAAAAAACATGGCAACAGCGAAAGTAAAAATGCCGGACAAGCATTTGAGCAAGCTTTCAAAGCTGGGAAAAAATACAGATATGATAGTTGAAAAAGTTCTTGAATCGGGCGGAGAAGTTATGGTTAAAAAGATAAGGGAAAACCTCTCAGCAGTTGTGGGTTCAGGAACAAAGTATGAGTCCCGCTCCACCGGAGAACTTGAGGACTCTTTGGGCGTTGCTCCGATGGATGTGGATGAAAAGGGAAATTACAACATAAAAATAGGCTTTAACGAACCAAGGCGCACACAGTATGAAGCGAAGAGCAAAAGAAGCTACAGCACCGCAACCAATGCAATGGTGGCAAACGTCCTTGAATACGGAAAGCACGGTCAGCCGGCAAAACCATTTTTAAAGCCTGCAATATCCTCTTCTCGTTCTCAGTGCAAAAAGGCTATGATTGACACCTTTAATGAGGAGGTTAAGAAATTATGAGCCTTCTTGCTGAACTTAAAGGTATTGCAGAAAGCCTTAATATTCCTGTTGAAACCGGTGTATTTTCTGATATTGCACCTGATGAATATATAGTCCTTACCCCTATGACGGACACTCTTTCCCTATTCGGCGATAACTCTCCAAGCGTTGATATTCAGGAAGTGAGAATTTCTCTTTACACAAAGAATAACTATACAGAAAGAAAAAATCAGCTTACGGAAAAGCTTCTGAAAGCTGAAATAACCATAACTGACAGACGATATATCGGTCACGAGGATGATACCGGCTATCATCATTACGCCATTGATACGGCGAATTTTTATGAAACGGAGGAATAAATGTGGCAACAATAGGCCTTGATAAGCTTTATTACGCAAAGATAACAAACGGAGCTGACGGGGATGAAACCTACGACAAGCCAAAATCACTGTCAAAAGCCATGACTGTAGAGCTTTCAGTGGAGCTTGCAGAGGCGATACTCTATGCCGACGACGGAGCCGCCGAAATAGTAAAGGAATTTGTAAATGGAACGCTTTCCTTAGGTGTGGCGGATATAGGCTCGGAGGCGGCTTCTGACCTTACGGGAGCTGTGATTGACAAAAACGGGGTTGTGGTTTCCACCAGTGAGGATAGCGCCGACCCTGTGGCTATAGGCTTCAGAGCGAAAAAGTCAAACGGAAAATACAGGTACTTCTGGCTTTACAGGGTGCAGTTTGGAATACCTTCAACCAACCTGACCACCAAGGGCGAAAGCATAGAGTTTTCCACACCTACCATTGAGGGAACCGTAACCAGAAGAAACAAGGTTGATGCCAAAGGCAGACACCCATGGAAAGCGGAAGTCACAGAGGGCGACACCTCAGTTACTGCCGATACTATAAGCAAATGGTATGACGAGGTTTACGAGCCAGCATATGCAGATTCAGAACCATAATATTAAAGGAGCGGATTTAATGGAAAATGAAAGAGGCGCAAATATAATGCTGGGCGGTGAGGAGTACACCCTCATTCTTACCACAAAAGCCACAAAGGAGATAGCCGGCAAATACGGCGGTCTTGAAAATCTGGGAGATAAGCTGTTAAAGTCGGAAAACTTTGAAATGGCATTAAATGAGGTTGTTTGGCTTATAACCCTTTTGGCAAATCAGTCTATTTTAATTCACAACATCAAAAACAAAGAAAACAAAAGAGAACTGCTGACAGAAGAAATGGTGGAGCTTCTGACTTCACCTTTGGACTTGGCTGGCTTTAAATCGGCCTTATCAGAAGCTCTCTACAAAGGCACGGAAAGAAACATTGTAAGCGAGGACAACACAAAAAACTCACAGGTCGGGTAACAGATGAAGAACTGTTCACCCGACTTCTTTATTACGGTCTTGCCCACCTTAATTTAACTCAGGATGAAGTGTGGCTCATGCCCTTTGGTTTGCTTTTAGACCTATGGGAATGTCATAAACAGTGGAACGGTCAGGCAAAACCGAAGCGTGAAGTTTTCATCGATGATGTTATCCCTTGTGGAATTTAATTAAAAGGCAGGTGATAAAGTGGCGGATGATTTTGGATTAAAAATAGGACTTGAGGGCGAAAAGGAATTTAAAAGGGCATTAACTGAAATAAACCAATCCTTCAAGGTGCTGGGTTCGGAAATGAAGCTTGTTTCCTCCCAGTTTGACAAAAACGATAATTCGGTTGAGGCTCTGACCGCCAGAAATCAGGTTCTAAACCGTGAAATTGATGAACAGAAAAAGAAAATCGAAACACTTCGCTCTGCCTTGAACAATGCATCTAACTCTTTCGGTGAAAACGACAAGAGAACAAAGAACTGGCAGATCCAGCTGAACAACGCTGAGGCCGCTCTCAACGATATGGAGCGTGAGCTAAAGCAAAATGAAAAAAGTCTTAAAAATACAGGCGGTGAGTTTTCAGACGCCGGCAAGGAAGCCGACGAGTTCGGAGATGAAGTTAAAAATGCTTCAGATGACGCTGAAAAATCCTCAAAATCCATACAAAATATAGGCACAGCGGTAAAAGGAATGGTGGTAACCGTGGGAGCCGCCACTGTTGCCGCAGGTGCCGCCCTGGCAGGGTTTACAAAAAAGTTTTTAGACCTTGCTGAATCTACCCGAGAATACCGTGAAGACCAAGCAAAGCTTGATACTGCCTTTACTACAGCAGGATTTACCGCAGAGCAGGCAGGAAATGCTTACACCGATTTTTATTCTATCTTAGGCGAAGAGGACAGAAGTGTCGAGGCGGTAAACCATCTGGCAAAGCTTTGTAAATCTGAACAACAGTTGTCCCAATGGACGGATATTGCCGCCGGTGTTTGGGCAACTTTTGGGGACAGTCTGCCCATTGAGGGTTTAACTGAAGCTTCAAACGAAACCGCAAAAACCGGAAAGCTTACCGGAGTTTTGGATGACGCTTTAAACTGGGCAGGAATAAGCGAGGACGATTTCCAATCCTCACTTGACGGCTGTAACTCGGAACAGGAGCGTGCGGCTCTTATCACAGACACACTCAACGGTCTTTATAAAGATGCGGCAAAGAATTATGAAACTTTAAACAGTGACGTTATAGAATCTCGAAAGGCTCAGGCAAGACTAACAGACGCTTATGCCAAGCTGGGAGCAGTTGCCGAACCCATTATGACCTCCCTTAAAAACATGGCGGCGGACGTTTTGGAAGAAATGCTTCCTTTTGTAGAGCTTATGGGCGAGGGATTACAGGGAGTGTTAAACGGAACAGCCGACGCCTCAAGTAAATTGGCTGAGGGCGTTGTCGGACTTACAAAAACACTGATGGATAAAATTTCTCAGATTCTCCCTGTGGTTATTCTTGCAATAACGGAAAGTCTTCCGGAGCTCTTAACAGCCGGAACAGATATGATAATTACTATTGTAAACGGTATTGCCTTGGCTCTTCCTCAGCTTACCACTTCCGCTTTGAATGTGGTTTTAACACTTATCAATGGACTTATCACATCATTACCTTTGCTTTTAGAGTCAGCTTTGCAAATAGTTTCGACTTTAGCAACAGGTATTTCAGAGGCTCTCCCTACCTTGATACCCGCAATAGTACAGGTGTTAACCCAGATTGTCACAACACTGATTGAAAATCTGCCCATGATTTTAGAAGCCGGACTACAGCTGGTAACAGGCTTGGCACAGGGTATTTTAAATGCTTTGCCTATCCTTATAGCGGCTCTTCCAGAGATAATCGGAGGAATAGTTACATATTTCCTTGAGTCAATTCCCATGATTATAGATACGGGAATAACCCTTTTAACTTCACTTGTTGCGGCTCTTCCCGATATAATCACAGCCATTGTTGCCGCTATACCGGAAATCATAAACAACATAGTTGATGCATTTATCAACTCCATACCTCAGATAATTGACGCAGGTTTCAGACTTTTGGTTTCACTGATTCAAAACCTGCCCCAGATAATAGTAACTGTTGTTGGGGCAATACCTCAGATAATTTCAGGTCTTGTAAGTGCTATTTTGGGAAACGTGGGAAAAATCGCTTCTACCGGAGTGGAGCTGTTTGTGTCCATTATTAAAAATCTCCCTCAGATTATAGCAGGTATAGTAAAAGCCGTGCCGCAGATAATCACAGGCATTGTCAATGCTTTTAAGGACCAGATGTTCAGAATTGTGGATATCGGAGGAAATATTGTAAAAGGTCTATGGGACGGTATTACAGGACTTGGCGACTGGCTTTGGGATAAGGTTTCAGGCTGGGCGTCAAGCATTTGGGACGGAATATGCAGTTTCTTTGGAATACACTCCCCCTCAAAGCTTATGGCTTGGGTGGGCGAAATGCTGGTAAAAGGTCTTGCCGGCTCCATTGACAGCAAGGGCAATTTAGCAGTTAAAGCAACCGAGAACCTAAGCCGTGACATAAGCGGAGTTATGAACGGTCTTTCAAGGGATATGCAATTTTCTCTTTCTCCTGATTATAGAATAAGAGGAAATATATCTTCTCCATATAACATAGCTAATGATTTACCGGAAGACGCACAAGTTGTAGTTGTGCAGAATATTTACGCTAAAGACACATCATATTTCGGACAGCAGCAGGAGGCTGCACGACAAATGTCTTTAGTTACAAGGGGGCTTGCTTTTTGATTGATGAAAAATTAGTTTTAAAAAACGGAAGCGGAAAACAAGTAGTATTTTCCGTGGGCAGTGATTACCATGTAAATATTAAAAAAGACTGCAAGGGACTGTCTGACGCCACAAATGAAATCTATACACAAAAAGGCCTTGGGCAGTACGGAGAAACTATTACCGGTTACAGAATAGGACCCAGAACTATTGAAATTCAGGGTTCTTTCCGAATAACCGATAAGATTTCTGTAGCGCAGTTAAGACAGAATTTAAATAACGCTTTATCTCCCGAGGAAACACTTGAGATTACATATGACCTCAACGGAATACAGAGAAAAATTTCAGGAATTGCTCAAAGCATAAAGTTTACTTGTACAAAAATCCTCTATGATTTTTATATTTCAATCCTCTGTCCGGATCCGCTTTGGCGTGACCCAATGGAAACCGCTACTTCAATAGTTTCATGGGAAGGAACTTTTGAGTTTCCTGTTGAAATCACAAGCGATTGGGAAATTGGAAGACTTAATAAACAGGCCGAGGTAAATGTTATAAACCGAGGCGATGTTACCTGCGAATGTAGAATTGTATTTTATGCAACTGCAAGTCTTACAAATCCCTCCTTAAAAAATACAGAAACAGAGGAATACATAAAAGTCAAGGCCTCACTTTCCAAAGGCGACAAGCTGGAAGTTACAACCCATTACAGAAACAAAACCGCATACATAACAAGAGCAAATGGAGAAAAGGAAAATGCCATACAGTATTTGGATCCATCTTCAACCTTTTTACAGCTTGAAATCGGCGATAATCTTTTCAGCTATAACGCTGACAGCGGCAAGAGCAATCTTGAAATAACTATCTATCACGATAACTTGTACAGAGGTGTGTAAAATGAATATCTTTATTTATGATACAAGCCTTACACTGCTGGGTGTAATAGATGACCCCATATCTCTCATATGGACACGAAGATACTGGGAGTGCGGAGAATTTAAGCTCCTTATCGGCTACAGTGATTTCAATAGAGATATGCTGTCAATGGGAAATATCATAACAATTCAAGGCTATGACGAAGCCGGACAGATAAGCTATGTTGCCATTACAAAGGATGAAAAGGGCGAGCAGATAGAGGTTCAGGGCAAATTCCTTTTGTCATGGCTCAGTAAAAGGATTATCGAAAATCAGATAATAACCAAAAGCACCACTGAGCTTATCATGCTTAGAATTGTAAAAGAAAATGCAGTAAATCCCACAAACTCAAAAAGAAAAATCCCTAATTTGCTTTTGGGAGCTTCTCAGGGATTGGGAGGAACTATTGACTATTCATCGGACGCATATGTAAATGCTCTGACAGCTTTAGAAACAGCGGCAAAAGCCGGAAAGCTTGGTATAAAGATAATTACCGACTTTAAAAACAAAAATCACACCTTTACAGTGTATAAAGGTGTGGACAGAACACAGGGAAATGCTGATGGTAATTTGCCATGTATCTTTTCCCCTGAGTATGACAATGTGTTAAGTCAGGATTATGAATACGACACAAGCAATAAGAAAACCACGGCTTACATAGGCGGAGAAACAAAGGAAGGTGAACAGCGTGTTGTGGTAAGTACACAGGACAGCTTTATGGGACTTGACCGCACGGAGGTTTTTGTAAATGCATCAGACATTAAGCAATCATATATGGATGGTACAGAAGAAATATCAATTTCCTTGGATGAATACAAAAACTTACTTTTGGCCCGTGGCAATGAGGAACTTGCTTCATATACGGAAGCAAGGACTTTTAATTCTGAACTTTACACTGCCGGAAATCTCGTATACAAGCAGGATTATGACGTTGGCGACAGAGTGACCTGCCTTAATAAGCAGTGGGGTATACAGATAAATTCAAGAATAACAGAAGTACAGGAAGTTTATCAGGACGGCGCACAGAGTATCCAGATTAAATTTGGAGAGAGTGCGCCTAAACTTTTAAATAAAATAAGACAGATAAATTCACAGAAGGGAGTATGACATTATGGAAAAATCGTATTTTTTTGACAGTGATAACGGCGACCGCAAGTATGGTTCAACATACTGGGCTGAATATTTTTCTTCATTTATTGAAAACGGCATCTTTTTAAAAACAGGCAGTGAGCTTTCCATGGGATTGAGTCCTTACGGCGACAGAGCCTTTATACTGCATCCCGGAAAAGCTTTTATAAACGGATATGGTTATAACAATGACAGTGACAAAAGCATTGAAATCCCTGCATCACATGCAACTCTTAACCGCATTGACAGCATAGTGATACAGTGGAATTTGTCCGAAAGACAGATAAAGGCAAAGCTCAGATCCTCAACACCTGCGGAAAATCCAACACCTGTGACACCGGTTAGAAATGCCGAGATATGGGAACTTGTCATAGCTGAAATTTATGTAGGCAAAGGAAACAGTCAGCTTAATATAACCAGCTATAAGGACAAGAGGTATGATACCAACGTATGCGGCATAGTCACAAGCGTTGGCCAGCAAATAGATACAACAAAGCTTAATGAGCTTATTGATAAGCTGTTTACAAGGTATGATGAGCTGGAAGAAAAATTTGAGGGTATAACCGGAATTAGAACCTACTCCGGAATCGATACAGATACCAACATATCGGTTACGGATAACAGTGTAACGCCTAAACTGGGAGATATAATCGCTGTAAGAATGACAAACCCCAGCAACGACTCAGGCGTACAGCCGGGAGCAACGCTCACTTTCAACGGCAAAAAAGAGAGCATAAGTGTTATTAACGGCACTTGGGAAAACCACTCAATAGCTCAGTACTCATCCGCTGTATTTATGAAAAGTAACTCCGGCTGGATTTTACTTAGCTTTGACAGTAAAAGCGGGATAACCAATAAAAAGATTTCTTTCCCTTCAGGAGGAAATGTGACCCCTATTGATGGGATATCTTTTGACATAGGAGAAGCCACATCCGATGTAACTGTATTATCTACACAATCGGGAAACATACAGATAACGGCAAGTATAATATTTAAAAAGGGCTCAGCAACAAAAATAACCGTTGCTCCTTATTATCATATAAACAAAAACGTTTTTGATTTATCCGGATACACAGCAAACGATTATGTAATCATAAGTATAAATAACGGTGCTGTTTCCATAGGTAAATCGATTTAAAAGGAGGAAAGTAAATGAAACAAATCTGGACTTTAATACAAATAGTCTTCTCTGCTTTGGGCGGATTTATCGGCTGGTTCTTAGGCGGAAACGACGGCTTTATTTACGCACTTTTGGCGTTTGTGGTAATCGACTACATAACCGGAATTATGTGCGCTATAGCCGATAAGGAGCTTTCAAGCGAGGTGGGATTTAAAGGTATATGCAAAAAGGTTCTCATCTTCGCTTTGGTGGGAATTGGAAATCTTTTGGATATATACATTCTGGGACAGGCAGGTATTTTGAGAAATGTGGTAATCTTCTTTTATCTTTCAAATGAAGGCGTGTCAATTCTGGAAAACGCTTCACATCTCGGCTTGCCGGTTCCGGAAAAATTAAAGGAAATACTTAAACAGCTGCATAATGGAAAGGAACGTGAAAACTAATGTCATATACAAATTCTTCTCTTATATCATATACAAAATTAAGCCCTAACCATTCAGGTGAGAGAACCCACTCCATTGACCGCATTACTCCCCACTGTGTGGTTGGTCAGTGTGCAATCGAGACACTGGGAAATCTTTTTGCATCTACTTCCTGCCAGGCATCCTCCAACTATGGAATAGGCTTTGACGGAAGAATGGGAATGTTTGTTGAAGAGAAAAACCGCTCCTGGTGTTCATCATCCAACAATAATGACCAGAGAGCGGTAACAATAGAATGTGCTTCAGATACCACAGCGCCATATGCTTTCTACGACGTGGTTTACCAGTCGCTTATCAATCTTTGTGTTGATATCTGCAAGCGCAACGGTAAAACAAAGCTTTTGTGGCTTGGTGATAAAGATAAAACCCTTGCCTATGAACCGAAATCAAATGAAATGGTGCTTACTGTCCACAGATGGTTTGCAAACAAGAGTTGTCCAGGTGATTGGCTTTATAGCCGTTTGGGAGACCTTGCAGACAAGGTAACTTCCAAGTTGGTTGGTAGTTCGGATAATACCGACGACGGTACAATCTACAGAGTACAGACCGGAGCATTTTCACAGAAAGCCAATGCAAAAGCACAGCTCGAAAAGTTGAAAGAAGCCGGATTTGACGGTTTTATCACAACAGGTACGGTTCAGAAACCTGATAACACACCCGATGGACCTAATCTCGCTGTAGGCGACAAAGTAAAGCTTGACAATGACGCCACAGTGTACGGCACATCAATGAAGTTTTCATCTTGGATATATGACTCTACCCTGTATGTAAGGGAAATCAGCGGCGACCGTATGGTTATTTCAACGCAGAAAACCGGAGATATTACCGGAGCGGTTGACAAGAAATATTTGAATAAAATTTAATATTTGAGCATTACAACACCCGTCAAGAATTAAAAACTTGGCGGGTGATTTTTTTATTTAAAAAACCTTAACTATCCCCTTTTCCGTGGCTATATTGTGAGGGACATTCCTCGGAAAGGAAACAACGCTATGATGACACAAATTCAAAAGGCTGAAATTTTAAATCTCAGAAGACAGAATTTTTCTTACAGTCAAATAGGGAAAATGCTTTCTCTCTCCCCTAACACTGTCAAATCCGTATGCCAAAGGGCTATTAAATCACCTGGTAAAAACGGACTTTGCTTAAACTGCGGAGAACCTATTTTTGTAAATCCGAAAGCCAAACCCAGACAGTTCTGCTCTGATTCTTGCCGTGTCGCCCATTGGCGAAAATCAAACGGTAAAAAAGGAACTGAATATCATTTGATATGCCAACACTGCGGCAGTGAGTTTGTAACTTTCGGAAATAAAAGACAAAAATACTGCTCTCACAAATGCTACATATCCCACCGATTTGGCGGTCATATTGAAGCACAATAGACCATATATTCAGAATTATTGACTTTCTATTCGTACAGAATATATGTTCTCATTTTCTTGATAAGTCATTTCTTTAGAGTTAATATGTCACAAAAGGAGTGTATCAATATAATGAACTGTATCAGAATGATTAGGCCTCTTCCTAAACTTACAAAGCCAAAACGTGTGGCGGCTTACGCCAGAGTTTCCGCTGACAACGACGCAATGCTTCATTCCCTATCGGCTCAGATAAGCTACTATCAAAGGCTTATTCAAAATCACAAGGGCTGGACCTTTGCCGGAGTTTATGCCGATAACGCCATAACTGGAACAAAAACCTCAAGGGAGAATTTCCAGAAGCTTCTCACACAGTGCCGTGAGGGTAACATCGACCTTATTATCACAAAATCCGTTTCCCGCTTTTCACGAAACACTGTGGCTCTTCTGGAAATTGTCAGAGAGCAGATCGGAAGAGCACACGTCTGAACTCCAGT